AAGAGTTCCTCTCGTTTTTTGCAGATCCTGCAAATACTGAAGAGGCGATTCGCTTGGGATTGGCTGTTCCACAAACCGTTGTTGAAACATCTGTTTCAACTTCGGAACCGACGTCTAAGTCGGAAACCTAGTACAGTTCGCTACTTGATGTAACTGTACTTATTGACACCAACTTCTAGGGAGAATGAAATGAAACCTTTGTATCGATCTACTGTAAATAAAAACAGTTCTGCTAAACAATTCAAGTCTAATGTTGGGAAAACCAAACTGACGAATATTGTTAATGCTCCTATGCGTGGCGGTATACGTTTCTAACGTGTGCACAACACTATGGACTCATCCTACACATGGCCCATTAAAATGCGGCCAATGTATAGAATGCAGACTTGCATATTCAAGGGAGTGGGCTATCAGGATTACCCACGAACAAATGATGCACGAGCGATCTTGTATGCTCAACCTCACATATGATGATGATAATTTACCTAAGCATGGTCAACTTGTTAAAGCTGATCTGCAAAAGTTTTTTAAGCGTATGCGTAAGTCGGGTATAAAATTTCGTTATGTGGCGTCTGGTGAATATGGAGACACTTCTAGGCGTCCCCATTTTCATATAGCATTGTTTGGTGAAGATTTTGATTCTGATCGTGTCCGTTTTGGTAGTTCTGGAGGAGACAAGACTTATATTTCTAAGACAGTCTCGCGACATTGGTATCAGGGAAATCACTTAATTGGAGCTTTAAATTTTGAGTCTGCTGCTTACATTGCTAGGTATATACTCAAGAAAATTAAACCTTCAGATAAGGTATCACCTTTGCCTTTGTATGTAAACAAAGAGGATGGAGAAATAACATTTCCCAATCCGGAATTCTTAATAATGTCTAAAGGCATTAGTAAGGGGTGGTTTAACGACTATTTTATGTCGGACGTTTTTCCGACCGCAAGCGTCGTTACAGCACAGGGTTCTAGGGCACCAGTCCCTAGGTATTATAAAAATCTTTTAAAGGAGTTGGGTCATGATTTGAGTTTGCAAATGCAATTTCGTTCTTCGGTTCGATCCGAAATGGAAGTAGAACGGAATATGTTCGAAAATCTTCCTGTTCGAAAGATCGCCAGACAATTTGTTAGCGTATCTAGAGTTAATCAATCAAAACGTATTATTTAAAGGTCAAAAATGCTTCAATATATTGTTTCTGTTAAAGATAGGGCTGCTGAGGTTTTCAACCGCCCATTTTTTGTTCCACATCGCAACGTTGCTGTTCGCGATTTCACTGATGAGATTAATCGTGCTTCAGCCGATAATCCGTTAAACAAACATCCAGATGATTTTGATTTGTATCTGTTAGGGCAATTCGACGATTCCGTCGGTTCCTTCATTCGTGAAGGTGCTCCAACAGTCCTCGTCCGTGGTAAGGACGTTGTTCAAACTTCTGTTTGACCCTTGCACCCCTTCGGGGGTGCTTTTTTATTTTTAGGAGTAACTATGTTTTCTAATAAATCTGCCAGTTCGCATGACTTTGCGATGGTTCCTAGAGCGGATATTCCGCGATCTAAGTTTTCTATGCAGAAAACGCTCAAGACCACTTTTGATAGTGGTTATTTAGTACCTATTATGTGTGAGGAGGTTTTACCCGGTGATACTTTCAACACTAAGGTTACTATGTTCGGCCGTTTGGCTACGCCCATTTTCCCAGTTATGGATAATCTCCATTTGGACTCGTTCTTTTTCTTTGTACCTAATCGTCTCGTATGGACAAATTGGGTTAAATTTATGGGGCAGCAGGATAATCCTGCCGATTCTATTTCCTATTCTATACCTCAACAAGTTTCCCCAACTGGGGGTTACGCTGTTGGTTCGTTGCAAGACTATTTTGGTCTCCCAACTGTCGGGCAAGTTGGCGCTGGTAATACGGTTTCACATTCTGCGTTGCCTACCAGAGCCTACAACCTGATTTACAATCAATGGTTCAGAGATCAGAATTTACAAAATTCTGTTACTGTTAATACTGGTGATGGTCCTGATGCTTCACCAGCTACTAACTATACTTTATTACGTCGTGGTAAACGACATGATTATTTTACTTCTGCCTTACCTTGGCCTCAGAAAGGTGGTACTGCTGTATCTTTACCTTTAGGTACTTCTGCACCTGTTTATGGTACTGGTATTTCTGTCGGTTTTACTGACGGTACTAATAACTTAGGACTCGGTACTGATAGTCTTGGCATAGCTTATCCTTTGACTAGTTATTACAACAAAACACCCGGAACTGCTATTGCTTCTGGTTCTAGTTCTAGTGCTAAAGCACTTGGTGTTGTTACTTCTGGTGTTTCTGGTTTGTATGCCGATCTTTCGGCTGCTACTGCTGCAACTATTAATCAGTTGCGCCAGTCTTTTCAAATTCAAAAATTGCTAGAGCGTGATGCACGTGGTGGCACTCGGTATACCGAGATTATTCGATCGCATTTTGGTGTTGCATCTCCAGATGCACGTCTCCAACGTCCCGAATATTTGGGCGGTGGTTCAACTAATATAAACATTTCACCTATTGCTCAAAATAGTGCTACTGGTTTATCTGGTTCTACTACTCCTATCGGCAATCTTGCCGCTTTTGGTACTTTCTTAGGTAGAGAACATGGATTTACACAATCTTTCGTCGAGCACGGTTATGTTATTGGTCTTATTTCTGTTCGTGCTGACCTTACTTACCAGCAGGGTCTTAGAAGACACTGGTCTCGTAGTACTCGCTACGATTATTATTTTCCTGCTTTCGCTACTCTTGGTGAGCAGTCAATTCTGAATAAGGAAATTTATGTTACTGGTAATACAACTCAAGATAACCAAGTTTTTGGTTATCAGGAACGATGGGCCGAATATCGTTATAACCCCTCTGAAATTACTGACTTATTTAAGTCTACTTCAGCGGGTACTATCGACCCATGGCATTATTCGCAAAAATTCACTTCTTTGCCTACATTGAATACAACTTTTATTCAAGATACTCCTCCACTAGAACGCAACCTTGCTGTTGGTGCTTCTGCTAATGGACAGCAGCTTCTTCTTGATGCTTTTTTTAATATTACTGCTGCTCGTCCAATGCCAATGTACTCTGTACCTGGTCTAATCGATCATTTCTAAAATGGATATTTTTAGTTCAATTCTTGGGTACCAAGGTCAGCAGGATACTAATCAAGCTAATGAAGACATTGCTAGAACGCAAATGGAATTTCAGGAGCGAATGAGTAATTCTGCTTATCAACGTCAAGTTGCTGATATGGAAGCTGCTGGTTTAAATCCTATGCTTGCATATATGAAAGGAGGAGGTGCTAGTTCTCCTCCTGGTGCTTCTTATTCTGCCGTTTCTCCTATTACAGCTGCTCTTAATGCTAATCAACAATCTGCTCAAGTTCAGCAAACAAGAGCAGCTACACAACAAACTTCTGCTCAAACTGATTACCTAAAAGGTCCTCAAACTGAGATGACTAATCAACAGATTGATAATCTTAAAACTGACAATGATAAAGTTAAACAAATTATTGTTAATTTAAAAGAAGAATATCAAAACTTGATGAAACAAGGTTTGAATCTTACTGAAGTTGGAAATCAACTTCGTGAAAGTGTTTCTTTAATGAAATCTCAAATTACTAATTTTGGCGCTTTGACTTCTTCTACTTCTTGGCAAGCTGAAATTAATAAATTTGAATCTCAATTGCGTGGTATGGAATCTAAAGCAGCTCAAGAAGCAGGTAATTTTGGACGTGAATTCCAACAATATAAGCCTCTTCTTGAATTTTTAAAATCGTTTGTTAAAGCCAGATAATGGCTCGTATTTTTTTAAAGGAAATGAAAATGAAAACTGTTTTTTGCCGTTCTCCATATAATTATGATATGGATTTAGCCAGTGATAAATCTGGCTTATCTTGTGATGATGCATCACTTACTCAGCAACAATTCAAAGAGGATTCAGATATTAATACGATCGTTGATCGTTTTATGAAATCCGGTGTGTTGCCTACTCCTGTTAATATGCCACAGTATGTTGACTATGAAGGTGTTTTTGACTATCAAACAGCTATGAATGCTGTTCGTGCTGCCGACGAACAATTTTTGCGTATG